AAAGAAAGGAAGGGGATTGAAGATACGTGGTTTGTACTGCTTATGGGGGCAGTCTTCCACTGTACAATCATCGACAGGTACATCGAGATCTGTATCTCTGAGTTCATCTTTGAGGGATATTTGAAAAGTGCGGTCACGTAATGGCAACTTCGTCACCAAAGCATCCCAAGATTTGTTATAGGCATCTAAGAACTCTGGCTTCATAACAAATCTTCCGTCTATCTCATCAAGTAGGTATTTCTTTCCTTTGGCATGTATACCTTGGAACACTTTTTCTTGAGTGAGAGGCCAACCAACTGAGGTAGTATCGTCAATTCGACGGAAATAACGATATTTTGGATGACCATTTAAAGCTTCATCGAGTGTAAACACGACACCCTTCGAGGTAGGAAGGGCAGCGAGTAAAACATCTGCGGCTAAATCTAAAGCTTTCGAAACTTCTGGATCGACATCTTCATCTGCAATATTCGGAAGTGCGAATTTTTGCATAGCTCTTTGTTGTGGGGTTAACCCGCGGTGTACATCATGTTTGGACAGACGTACGGGAACACGTGCGGGCACACCTAACACTCCAAAGATAAGAGATTGTCTGAGTTCTGTTTTGGGGGGTTGTCGAACTCGTAAATGGGGTTTTAGCGTCCCAATAATTACAACTGTGGCGGGGTAGTCAACTCCGTCACCGGGTACATTTAGAATTTCATCACAAAAATCCTTTGCTTCTTCCAAAATTTCTTCTGGAACAACCAAAGGTTCACGTTTGGATTGCGATTGAAACTCGAAGGCTTCCTTGGCCTCTTCATAAGCTTCTAGGGAAAGTATTTGAGCCATTCCCTGGTTTTTATCTCCTGCAATATGGATTCCGTAAATCTTACGGATATCTTTGTCATTGGTGCTAAAATAGGGAGCACCACATTCACCTTCTACGGTGGGCATGTTGACAATAATTGCGGAAGAAGCAACCAGAAAACCACTTTCTCCTTGGTATTGCTTATCCTCTACTAATTGTGACTTGGGACTTTGCATTACAAACATTTGTCCTTTCCTGTTAGTTACACAGGCAATGGTCTGATTATATTCGGGTTCTAAATCAGTGGACTTCACCAAATGTTTGGCTAGGTTTCGTCGAGGTGAAACCTTATTCGTGTGGAATTGGAAAAATAACATGTCGCTGGCAGAATTGACGACAAGATCGAAATCTTTTCCAAACTCGAGATCTACTTCTCCTTCACGAGTGGAGAAGAGCTTCATAGTCTTGCGGGATAGACTAGCAAGTTCTCGGAATGAGTGGAGGGGTGCAACTGCTATCGATTGGTCGATAAAAAACAGATGACTCCTGACTCCTGTATAACCGGCTTGAGCGAGGTTATTCCAGATCATTTCGGCGGTCTGGATATCACTACCACCCTGTTGTATATATGTATTAGATGAAACTTTTCGCATCCCACCTCGGATATGTTTAACAGGTTTGGCTTGTTTGGTTTGCGCACGGCGGGACTTGAAATCGGCTCCGTAGGATTGCGCTTCAAAAACTCCTACAATGGCTTGTTGGTTCTTTATTATGTAATGGAGAAAGGCTCCAAATGATAATAAAAGAGCAGAACCAACCACCATTTTAAATACGAAAGATTTTCCGTCGTCTGCCAACCATAGGTTGTTGGCAGCTTGGACAAAAATAGCAGAGAGGAGGAATCGGACTTTCTCTCTGAAAGTTAAAAACTTTTCTTTGTATGTGGGCTCTAATTCCTCGGGTTTGGACTTCCACCAATTTGCAACGGAAGTGGACCAACCCTTGAAGGCATCTGAGAGACCTTGGGATTTGAATTCTGTGAAGTATCGAGTAAACCAGTCTTTGTAACCGGCTTGTAAGGCATCAAAATGG